CGACCGAAGGGAGCTCGTAGGAATATTAAAAAATCCGGAAATCGACCGAAGGGAGATTGTAGGATTTCTTTTATATTGCGGAGAGCGACCGAAGGGAGCTCGTAGGAATATTGAAAAATACAGTCATGTATATATATCATACATAACTATATCCAATGAATTCGGGTATTATGAACCAAGTATTAATGGATGAGACATCTAATAACGAACAATCGGGAGAAGCGGTCAAAGACTCCGATGGAGGGTTTCCTTTATATTCAGGAGAGCAACCAAAAGAACCTCGTACTGATATTACAAATAATTCACCCACTCCGACTCAACCCACTGCAACTGAGCCGGGTTCCGTTTCAAATAAAAATATTACCGAAGGTTTTATAGAAAGTTTCGACCAATTATTTACACTGAATAATGTATTATTTATCATATGGTTTTTAGTGGTATATCTATTTATTTACTATTTTGTGCGAACATTTTATAGAAATGATGCCGACCCTTTCAAAGAAAAATTGGCCTTCAGTCGGGGTCTTGATATATTTATATTTGGTTTAATAATCATATTGACTGTTTACTCTTATTGGGACTTATCCGAGTATGACAAACAAAATATAGTCGGGTATTTGTTGAATTGGACAAAGAACTTCTATAACAATCCGATGTCTTTTTTCAATGTAGTGATGTTTATCATTGTGTTTTACTGTTTTATCTATTTATTCGGGGTTCCAATGACAAAAGAGACCCGTCCAATGTCGATATATTTAATTGAACAAAAGAGCTGGATACTATTAATTACTGTAATTATTGTAGATTTTTTCAAATATATAATGGGAATTCCTATAGTAGACATTATTTTTGGATTGAATGGTGGTCTAATAAATAGTTGGTATAACTTAAAAATAGATTCAAGTAATAATTTACACGATATTAGTGCTAACTCAAAGGACTTTAGTAACAATGTAACTAAACATAAAAAACCAGAGGTATTTAATATAGCCAATAGTTTGTACAACTATGACGACGCTCAAATAGTATGTAAAGCGTATGGTGCCAGACTTGCAACAGTGGATGAGATGAACGAAGCATACGATGAAGGGGCAGACTGGTGTGTGAGTTCTTGGAGTGCTGACAGACAGGTGTTATTTCCCACACAAAAGTCGACATATGATAGACTACAAAGCATAAAAGGGGCAGAAAATAACTGTGGTCGAACAGGGGTGAATGGTGGTAGAGTAAAAGATACTTCTATGAGATTTGGTATCAACTGTTATGGAATCAAACCTGACCCCAGTGCTACTGACAAATTGCGAATGAATGAAATAAAGACTAAAGTTACTCCTAAATCAATGCAGGAAGTTATTTTAGATGCAAAGGTGGAGTACTGGAAAAATAACAAAGATACGTATTCTATCTTGAGCCCGTTTAATACAGACAAATGGACCTTAAATAACTAAAAAAACGGAATAGTGGTCAAGCAATGCCCTTAACGAAGATAAGTATATCATAGCGTGAAAATCGCAATATTCCTACTAACTCCCCTATTGGGGGGGGGCAAAGCCCCCAGTGAAACCCCTTTTGCTTCTTACTTTTGGGCAGGCATAGCCTACCAGAAAAGTAGGAATCAGACCCTCTCCTGAATATAAAAGAAATCCTACAAACTCCCTCATTGGGGGCGAAGCCCCCAGTGAAACCCCCCCTTTTGCTTCTTACTTTTGGGTAGGCTACGCCTACCCGAAAAGTAGGATACGGTCTTTTTCCGGATTTTTTAGTTACCTTTTGTTACTTTTTTAGTCATCTAAAATGGGTGTTTTACATGTGCAAATATGTAACTACCGGAGTTTCATAATAAACATAAACAGTAAACAAGAAATATATATATCATATAACGTGACGTGTATAACATAGTCACATCTACACATGTTAAATCCCTAGATATTTTTATATAATTTGATGTATTATTAAAATTATTATTCATTACTGGATTATTATTATCTTCGATTTTTACTCTATCTTTAGTTGTGTTTACTTTAAAAATCGCGTGTAATAATATTGAGTTTAAAATATAATAATATACTGGAAAACCAATGATTAAAATTATTATTATAATGATAAATTTATTCTCCATTATATTATAATAATATAGTTCCATATCTTTTTACCGTTTCTGCCATTTTTATTAGTTTCATATTTTATTATTTATCAATAAAAAATTGAAAAATCCGGAAAATGACCGTATCCTACTTTTCGGGTAGGCGTAGCCTACCCAAAAGTAAGAAGCAAAAGGGGGGGTTTCACTGGGGGCTTCGCCCCCAATGAGGGAGTTTGTAGTATTTTTCAATATAACTACGAGCTCATTTTATTCGCTCTCCGCAATATAAAAGTATAACTACGAGCTCCCCCATTGGGGGCGAAGCCCCCAGTGAAACCCCTTTTGTTTCTTACTTTTGGGCAGGCTGTGCCTACCCGAAAAGTAGGATTCGGTCGCCCTCCGCAATATAAAAGAAATCCTACGTCGTGGCCTTCGGCCACTCCTCCTGATTTTTCAATTATTTTATAAATACCTTATCTACGATGGTTTCATATTTTATTATTTATTGGTAAAATATGAAATTTACAAAATGACAGAAACGTTAACCCTTTAACGGCTATACATCCAAATATGGATGTAAACAAATTTTTGATTTTATATTTATTTTATAAATACCTTATCTACGATGGTTTCATATTTTATTATTTATTGGTAAAATATGAAATTTACAAAATGACAGAAACGTTAAAGGGTTAATCATAAAATAACTTCATCACTTCTAAGATGACCCCGGTTCAACAATCTCTCTATCACTAAAATCCATATTATTTACCCCAATCAGATTTCCTTCTTCGTCGATTGTCTGAGTCAACTTGTTCCCAGAAGCAGAAGCCAGTTTAATATTCTCTTCAATTGCCTTTTTCTTTGACTCCTTTACTCTTTCATTAAACTCTTTCTTTGCGAGTTCTTCGTTTTTATGTTTCTCCTCAAATAGTTTATTGAGAGTCGGTTCAAGATATTCCGTCTTACCCGCTTTATACGCAGGCATATCAATCGGCATCCATACCCCCATCGGCCCAACGAAAATATCAAAATCGGGGTCTTCCTCTCGCAAAGATTTAGCGAAATTTTCAGCCTCCTCTTGTGTAGAAAATGCCCCCCTCGCTTTAAATCCTCGTACACTCGTTTGAAACTGGTGCATACGGTTGAACTCCGCATTGAGAGTTTCTTCATTTTTGTCTAAAAAGTTTTTCCAGTCGTCTTCAATGGCCGAACCCTTCTTAATTTTGTCTTCTTCTTCTTTGACGAAATCATTAAAGTCTGCAATCACCTTTTCCACATTCAAGTTATATTTGAAAGATAAGAAATTATTGAACTCGTTGAACTTTTCCATAGACTTAGACATATCCCAGTTTTTAACAAACCTTTCAAATAGAAATAACTCTCTTTTCTTTAAAATATGTTCCGGGCAAATGAATGAAAAACATCCGTATTTTTGTCCAGGGATAGGTTTATCTTCTGTCATCAAGTCAACATATTTCGGATTTTTTTTACCATTCTTTAGAACGGGTTTTTCTAAAATACACGAAGAGCTCATGATATAAACCCTATATACTATATTTCTTTAACCCTTTACTAAATGTGGTATTTTTCTATATTAAAAAATCCAGAGGAGTGGCCGAAGGCCACGACGTAGGATTTCTTTTATATTGCGGAGAGCGACCGAATCCTACTTTTCGGGTAGGCACCGCCTACTTAAAAGTAAGAAGCAAAAGGGGTTTCACTGGGGGCTTCGCCCCCAATGGAGGAGCTAGTAGAAATATTGAAAAATCCGGAGGAGTGGCCGAAGGCCACGACGTAGGATTTCTTTTATATTGCGGAGAGCGACCGAAGGGAGCTCGTAGAAATATTCAGAATGGGCGATATTAAATATAAATTAATTGTATATAAGTAATGAGTGGATTAATACTTGACTTCAACGAATTATTAAAAAGGGCGATTAAATATTTGGTTCTTGGTTTAGTTATTGCAATAGTTGCTTATTCTATTCCTAAGCAAAGACTCCGTGTAGAAGAGATTGTAGTAGTCGGTCTTTCTGCCGCAGCTACATTTGCTATTTTAGATATATTTGCACCTTCAATCGGACAGGCCGCAAGAACGGGTGCTGGTTACGGTATTGGTTTAGGTGTCACTGGTGGTCTGCCATTCAGACCGGTTTAAACCATTGAAAATTGAAAAATCCGGAGGAGTGGCCGAAGGCCACGACGTAGGGTTTCTTTTATATTCCGGAGAACGACCGCAGGGAGTTCATAGGAATATTGAAAAATCCGGAGAACGACCGTATCCTACTTTTCGGGTAGGCGTAGCCTACCCAAAAGTAAGAAGCAAAAGGGGGGGTTTCACTGGGGGCTTCGCCCCCAATGAGGGAGTTCGTAGGATTTCTTTTATATTCCGGAGAGCGACTGAGTCCTATTTTTCGGGTAGGCTTATGCCTACCCAAAAGTAAGAAGCAAAAGGGGTTTCACTGGGGGCTTCGCCCCCAATGGAGGAGCTCGTAGGAATATTGAAAAATCCGGAGGAGTGGTCGAAGGCCACGACGTAGGATTTCTTTTATATTGCGGAGAACGACTGTAAGGAGTTCGTAGGAATATTGAAAATGTCACAAAATTATTTCATATAAAAAATTGAACATATTTTTTATAAAAAAAATATATTCAACCAGTTACATATTCCTACGAGCTCCTTTCAGTCGCTCTCTGTATTATAAAATAAATCCTACCAACTCTTTGCTGTCGCTCTTTGGGTTTTTCAATGTTCAAACCCATTATAAAAATACTAACCAATAATAACCCTACAGAAATAAAACCACACAATGATAAAGTATATGAAGAGTGCATTCAAAGAACAAGGGTTTATATAAAAAAAATTCAAGCGGTAAGTAACACTTCTATAAGGCACAGTAACAGGTAAGTATACATACTGAAAAGGCTATGCCTACCCAAAAGTAGGATTCGGTTGCTCTCCTGATTTTTCAACTGTCTAAAGATATTATATAACTATCAACAAGATATATTTCAAAATATTGAATGAACGAAACGAACGAATCTCGTACAATAAGAGATATAACTTGCGAAATATATGACGAATGTAAAGATTCAATAAATGATATAGTTACAACTATAACACCCCCGCTCTCCACCGAAGATATTACTATTCAGATTTCAAAGAAACCAGTAAAAAAGGTCAAACACCCAAAGTCCATTCATTTCGATTATATAGAATACTTTACTGTTATCAAAGACCAAATACACGAATATAAACTGACCGAACTACGCGACATAGTAAAATATAAGAAAATCAAAGGGGCCAAGACAAAACAAGAATGTATCACCAAAATTGACGAATATTTTGTGAAATTCATTAATGCTATAAAAATCCAACGTATCTATCGCGGATTTATCGTCCGACATTTTTTTAAAATAAGAGGTGGAATGAATGTATGTAATAAAATTAAAAAATGTGTAAATGAAACGGATTTCTATACATTAGAGCCTTTAGTGGAAATTAAACTAGAAAACCTCTTTATAATAGAAGAAGTAGCAAATTCAAAGAAAGACTCTACCACCGCGGCCGAACTAACAGAAGAGAGCAGTACCAACCATACTACTCATTTTTACTACGGATTCAATATTAACTCTTTGATAACATTATATAGAAAAAATGGGAATATACAGAATCCGTATAATCGGAAAGAATTCACTATAGAAACTATTCAAAACATCTTCTCCTACTATCCAATAATGTGTATTTTATTCAAAGAAAATATTGCCGATGAAAACCTATTCGACAATATAGTCCCATTCAGAGTCCCAAACAAGTATCAAATAAACACAATATTTACCAACAACCCCGCTTCTACAAATCGGAACAGTCACCCAAATATATCCCCTCAAAGAAGACGTATTCTAGGGCACTCAACGCGGCGTCGTAATACGACGCCTACCGAAACGAGCAACCTACAGAACAATGAATCCGCAAGTAATACTTATATTTCTATGTTTCATAATAATAGTTCTTTCAATACTACATTACAAGAGTTAGATAACGTAAGAACTTCATTAACCATATTTAAACATCAACCAATAAGTATTCGAGTAAACGAGTTGTTTATGTATATTGACCAGCTAGGTAACTATACTGATTCTTCATGGTTTTCGGGGCTGAACAAGCGTAAATATTACATTTTTTATTCGCAACTAAGAGAGCTATGGACATTTCGTGCACAAATACCAGTGTATGTAAAAAATAATATATGCCCATTAGGTGACCCATTCTTAAACTCATCGCCCACTTTTCGAAAACCATATGACCAAATAACAGAAGAAGAAATATGTGAAGGATGTTTGGACGTGATAGAGAACATAATAATGACTTCTTTGGATGTAGAATATAGGAAGATTGGGTGTTTACATGTATTAACGGCGCTGACTTATGTTTGTCCAGAGTCGCGGATTCAATATGGGTTTTTGATAGAATAGTAGCCGAATATTCCTACGAGCTCCCCCATTGGGGGGGCGAAGCCCCACCGTGAAACACATACACGAAAAGTATAATATTTCTACGAGCTCCCTTCGGTCGCTCTCCGCAATATAAAAGAAATCCTACAAACTCCCTACGGTCGTTTTCCGGATTTTTCAATTCAGTCGTTCTTCGGATTTTTCAATATTCCTACGAAGTCCCTACGAACGTTCTCCAGAATATAAAAGAAATCCTACGAACTCCTTACAGTCTTTATATTCCGGAGGAGTGGCCGAAGACCACGCCGTAGGAATATTGTCTCATTTTTCTTTTTAGTCGGTCTAATGGCATTCAACAATTGTCCAAAACAATGCGAAACCTTCTACCTCATCATTTATATACGTATATCTGGTCGTGCCGAATGCATAATTTATATAAGCATATTTGAAAGAAACTGAACGTTCCATAATATAATCCAATAATTTAGTATTATTTAATAGATTTGTAGTCCTTAAATGTTGATAAATAATAGGTATGTTACGTTTACTACATTGAATTTGGAATAGCTTCATGAGTCTTTCATATTTAATAGGAAAGTCAAAATATTCATAGTATATTTTTTTCTTGACATCATCAGGTAGTATATGAATCATATTGTCTAACTTTATCTTTAACGTTCGTATTATGGAGAGAGCCATGTTGAAAAATCCGGAGGAATGGGTAAAGGCCACGACGTAGGATTTTTGAAAAATCCGTAAATCGACCGAAGGGAGATTGTATGAATATTAAATATGGTATAGATGGGAAGTAAACACATCAATTTTATTGAAAAATCCGGAAAACGACCATATGGAGTTTGTAGGATTTCTTTTATATTCCGGAGAACGACTGAATCCTACTTTTCGGGTAGGCACAGTCTACTTAAAAGTAAGAAGCAAAAGGGGGTTCACTGGGGGCTTCGCCCCCCAATGGAGGAGTTCGTAGAAATATTGAAAAATCCGGAAAACGACCATAGGGTGTTTGTATGATTTCTTTTATATCAGCTTTAGCTTCACTCTTTAAGTGGTGCGGGTTATTTAGCAATATTTTGTTTGTGCGTTAAAGAGTATAAAAAGACTATGTTCTAGATAGTATATTAGTATAAAATGGCCAGAATGATTTCAAAGACATCTTCTAACAAGAACACCACTCCCTCACCTGTCGTAAATGAACAAGTAGTAGCTCCAGTGGAGCATAAGGTAGAGCCCGAACCGGCCAAGAAGTCAAAGAAATCAAAGAAGGAGGTATCAGAAAAGGTCGAGACGGTTACTAATAACGTTGTCTCTTCTTCTACGGCAGGGAAGGAGGAGACATCACCGGTTTCTGAGAATGTTGTGGCAGAGCCAGTTGTTTCTCCTGTTCCTCTAGTAGACAGTACTATTGTATCACTCCTTGCAGAGCTTGCTAGTCTAGACCAACAGGAAGTGCTAATTCAACAACAGCGAAGAAACAAGCGCCGTCTATTGGAGAAGGTCATTGTCAAGGTACTAAAGGCTAACAACAAGGCTTCTTCAAAGAAGCAAAAGAGATTCGGAAACAGACAGCCATCGGGATTCATCCGCCCGACTCTTATCAGCGACGAACTCGCAAGTTTCCTTGGAAAGGAGTCTGGTACAGAGATGGCCCGAACCGCAGTAACCAACCTCATCAATAACTACATCAAGACCAACAGTTTGAAGGACTTAAAGAATGGCAGACAAATTAACGCAGATGCCAAGTTGTCTGCTCTTCTGAAGTTGGGTAAGGAGGATGTTCTTACGTATTTTAACTTGCAGAAGTACATGAAGCACCACTTTATCCGTAAGCCAGTTGTAGATGCTGCACCACAGGTTGTTGCATAAATGAAATACAAGTCTCATATCGTAATCATCGAAAAATCAGGAGAGCGACGGAATCTTACTTTTGAGTAGACATAAGCCTACCTGAAAAGTAGGATTCGGTCGTTCTCCGCAATATAAAAGAAATCCTACAAACTCCCTCATTGGGGGCGAAGCCCCCAGTGAAACCCCCCCTTTTGCTTCTTACTTTTGGGTAGGCTACGCCTACCCGAAAAGTAGGATACGGTCGTTTT